CTTTTACGCCCTCCCTTCGATGATACTATTATAACACATCAATTTAACTTTGTCAAGTGATTTTTCAAAAAAGTTTTCCTAAATTGTTGATGTCGTTTTAATCAGCAGTTATCAGAAATAGAACATAGTGCTTTGGTGCTTCATAACAAAAACAGCCGACAAGGAATAATCCCTGTCGGCTGTCTTACTACCTACTTAATCTTAATTTTCTGCCCCACATAAATGAGATTAGCGTTCTTGATACCATTATCCTTAGCAAGCTTTGCAACAGTGGTCTTGTAGCGCCGTGCGATGCCTGAGAGCGTATCACCACGTTTCACCGTATAAGTCACTGTCTTTTTTGCTGTGCTTGCAGACGGCTTTGTGGTCGAGCTGGTGGTCTTCTTGAAGCCGTTCAGCCCTGCCGCCTTTATCTTCGCAGGATAGTCCACATAGCAGATATCCATGTCAACATTGCCGCTGATACCGCTGACCTTGCCCCTGCTTGTGTACTGCCACATACCATATGTTCTGCCGTAGTTGCAGCGTGAGCCGTACTCAGCGACCCAAAGAGCATATCTCTTAGCGACGTAGGCAGATATGTACTGCTGTAAAGGCGAACGGCTGATATACAGTCCTGCCCAATAGCCTGCGTGTTCAAGTGCATTGCAGAAAGTCTTGACAAGGCTGTTGCAAAATGCTCTGCCCTTTGCGAACTGTGAACGTTCCTCGAGGTCAAAGTATATCGGATACTCAAACGTCTTGCCCTTGATAGCGTTGATACAGGTCTGAGCCTCTGCCTTTGCTTCCACAACAGTTGTCGCATAACTGTACCAGTAAGCACCAACTTTCAGCCCTGCCGCCTTAGCTGCCTTGTAATGGCTCTCGAAATATGGGTCTTTCTGATGAGCATACTTGCCGAAGCCTGCACGAATGATAACATAGTCGATACCAGCCGCTTTTACCTTTTTGAAGTCAATGTTCTGCTGATACTGTGAAACGTCAATGCCCTTAAATGTCTTTGCCATAAAATTACTTCCTTTCTAAATCATCAATCCTGTGATTAGCCACCTTGATTTTCTCATCAATCAAAGCATAATCCTGTTCCAGCTTATACGTCCGAGCAATAACGGAATTGTGCTTGTCCACACGCTCAGACAGTTTGTCGATTTTGTACTCTATCAGCTTCTGACTATCATACTGCGCCTGTTGCATAGTCTTACGACTGTTAGATGCTATAACGAGCTGACACACTACCGCCGAAGCAGCTGTTATCAGTGCAACTATTATCGCTTCCGTCACTCGTCATCACCTGACTTTCTTTTGGCTGACTGCGTGCCAAAGTAGAACGATATCACCACCGTAAACACCGTGATGAACTGCTCTGCTGAAATCGTGCGGCGAAGTGCCAGCACACAAAACACCGCTGTCAAGAACAGCGTTACAATGGACTTTACATCAATGAGTTTCGCTAACTTCTGCTTCATGGTATACCTCCTTTGTGATTTCTTTGAACTGCTCCGGACTAATAACGCCTGCCTTGACAAAATCTTTGACCTTTGCCAGCGAATACACGCCCAGATCATAGAAACGTTTAATAATGCTGTAATACATCACTCGCCCTCCTCGCCTATCAGCGTGCCTGTCATAGCAGCTGTGTATAGCACTTGTGCCATTATTTTGTCCTGCTCGGTCACTGTAGGTTTTTCAAAGTCTTCGATGGATAACCCTAGCTTGTCAGCCATTTTCTTTTGCAAATCTGTCATGTTGCACCTCCCACTTCACTCAGTTTCACAACATACTCTTCCTCACTTGGTACCGGTATTCTGTAATTGTCATTACCACCCTTGAACGTGATTGAACCGCCTGCCTCTACCTCTATATTTCTCAGGAAGTCATCTGGTATTAATGATGATATATCTGTTACTATAGGTTCTGCCAGCTCGTAATACAGGATTACGCCTGACATTGCCTGCTTAAAGGCATCAACATCGGTATATGACATATCGTTGATATAGACATACCCATCAGCGTTTGCATCGGCTGATATGCCTGTTACATCGGTTTTACCCCAAACCTCGTTTTGCGTTTTTGTTAAATATTTTGAGCACAGGAAATTTGGCAAAATGGTGTAATTCTTTGTCAGCTTCTGCCCTTTAACCTGCGACGTTTGAAAACTTACTCTTTCACCGTCGCCTGCAACCCATTGTACTGTTCCTAAATCAACGCTGCCAACACATTGAACATATTTTTTATTCTCATAATCAACATAGTTCTTAGCCGTTCCTGCACTCCAGCCGTAGCCAGGCAGTGCCTTGATAGCTTCGGGGATTAGGTGTGCGGTTTCACCCACAGCGACCTCTGTCACCCCAGCGCTGACTATTTCCCCAGCATTATATGGGTAGTAGTCCGCTGGGAATATTTTCTCAAACTCTTCAACTGTGTTCGGCTCGTTGCCTGAGCCGAACATTTTTGTTAAATTGAAAAATTCAGGACGAACAGAAACATTGCTATATGTGTTTCCACCTCCCCTCAATCGCAAATATATTATGCAGTTCCCATTTTCCGTACATTGCACGATTTGTTTCCCAAAAAATTCAATATACGCCGAACCTATGAATCCTGCTACATATGCGCCATTAGCTGCGTATGTGCCATTAATACCCCCTGAATAAATGCATATTTTATCACCGACGTTTGCTGTAAATTTACAAATGCCGTATTCGTGATATACAGCACTTACAGTGTCGGAAAAATTATCTAAAACAGTATCGCATAGCTGATTCCATACGATAGACCTACCGCCAACAGACTTAACCGACATCAGCTTTGCCCCCGTAGGAATAGTCTTGACATATGCCGTTTCGCTGTCTGTTTCAAACTGGTGTGTTATGCCGTTGCCAATGGAATATAGTGCATTTACACGTCTTGTTAGTTCCTTATCCGTCAGCTTTACACGTCCTATTTCAGCCGTGTTCTCAGCGATTTTTCCGACAGCCGTCACATAATCATCAGGCAAACTATCAGCCACCGCCTGTGCTGTCTGTGCGGCGGTTTCAGCCGCAGTTCTGTCCTCTGCGACCTGTGCGGCATGGTCTGCCACTGTCGCCTTGTCAACCGTGACCTGTTCCGCCATTTCCTGCACCGCCTGTCTATCTGCCGTAGTGCTGTCAGCGCAGGTCTTGGCGGTCTTTGCGTAGCCTGTCGTTATGGTCTTGTCGGCTTCGGTCTGCTGTGCTGATGTTGCCGCCTGCGCTGCGGATATTTTAGCGTTATTCTGTGATGTGACCGCCTGCTGACGTGCGTTTTCTGCACCCTGCCTTGCGGTTTCTGACTGTGCTGCGGACGTTTCAGCCGCTGTCTTTGCGGTTTCAGCACGGCTTGCCGCCTGTTCTGCGGTATCTGCTGATTTCTCTGCGTCTGTGGCAGATTTTTCTGCGTTTTCAGCCGCTGTAGTAGCCGTTTCTGCGGCGGTGACGGCTGTCTGCATATCTGCGTGCACCTGTCTGCCTATGGCGTCTATGCGGTCTAGTGCGTCCATAGCCACATCAGGTGACGGGATAGCCGTATCGCCTATTGCCGCACCTATTCTCAGGCGGAATATGCGTGATTTCTTCACCAGCACATATTCATCACCTGACAGCTTCTTCGCCGCTATTTGGCAGCTGACTGTCTGCGATGACCGCAGTATATCAGCCGTTGGTGTCCACTGTCCGCCTGTGATATCGACCTCGTAAACAGTGCCATCGCCGTAGTCTATCGTTAACACATAGCGGTCTGCACCGTCTACTGTCAGCCCTTCGACCGACACGGGTCTAGCATTCGTTTCACCGACGTAGCCCAGTAGGGCTGTTGATGTCATTGCGTTGTAATTTTCGTCCAATCTGATTACCATTTCTGCGCCCCCCTTTATACGATTGCTATGTAGTCAATGCTATACGTTCCTGCAGGCACGTTGACAGTCACTGCGCCATTGCTAGGACCCATGCAGATTACTGCGAAATATGCGCCCTTGTATACCTGCACATGGGTGCAATAGTTCTGAAATGGACTAGGCGTGCCGATATCCCTCAGTGACACGCATATCTGCTTTGGCGTAAAATCCAAATTCAGCGGTATTTGCACGCTTGAAGCTGCCTTTTCCAGTGTGTATTCAATCGTGCCGCTTTTTATTTTATTCTGGTTTAGGTCATTTACTGCCTGTTCTGTTGCCGTCAGTGCGTCAACCAGCGCCTGACGAACGTCACGGCCGTAAAATGCGTTTCGGACAGTTTCGATAAAAGATGTAAGGTCTATGTTTGCCATAAATTTGCCCCCTTTTTTAATTCAGTGTGTGATTTTCTGTCGAGATGCTCTTGCAGTAAATTTCGCCTGTTTTTCCAAGACAAAATATAGCAGGCTTGCTGTTCTCATCACAAAGAGTTAAACTTCCGTCTTCCGTACTTAGCGTAAACGTCTGTCTTTCGCCATTATATCCGAATACCGCACCTGCCTGTATGACAACGTGACCACTTATGCTTGCGTTGTCAATGCGTATTTCCAATGGACTAATTCTAACTGTCCATTCGTTATGTGACAGCTGAATGGCACTGGTAGTTTCACTAGATGTCTGTAGATTGATAGTTCCACCTGTTATATCTGCTGATTTTGACGACAGTCTATTGGCAACAACTGTTCCGTCCTCAGATACCGAAAAGGTGCCTGAGCCGTTATTTATCTTCAAACCTGTCAGGGTCAGGGCGGTTATAAAACTAGCCACCAAATTTCCGTCGATAGTCCACGCATTCGTATATGGTCCGTCTTTTGCAGAACCACCGTCGGCTTGCCCAGCCTTTTTTGCCAATTCAGGCGTCCAAAATCCTAAACCTTTATAATTCAGCTGAATGCAGGATTTACAGGTGTTTATATCAGCCGTGTCCATGATCAGAATGCGCTGAGGCTTCTCAGACGGGTCGAGTATAACGTGACCGCCCTCTGCACCTGTAATCAGTTTTGTGGCATTTTCTATCTTGCTGTCTATGACCTTTCTGTTCCTAAACTCTGAGTTATCTATAGCAGATTGCAGGCTTTGTGTTTTCGCTGTCATAAAGCCCGAAAGGGTTTCAAATCGGTCGCCGAAGGTCAACTGTGAAGCCTGCGGATTGTCAAGGTCTATGGATATGCCCACAATGCGCAAATCCTCGTCTATGCCCATAAGGCTATTTTTTACTCTGTACCAACAGCCGAGTTCAAACTGCTCAATGTGCTTGTCTATTCTCGAGAGGTCGAGTGCTGTTATTTGATACTGCACTTTCGCACGATTAACAGATTTAAGATACTCCTTACCCTTGCTAAGAAGATTGCTTGCAAGTGTCACATCGTCCCATATCTGCGTACCGCTTATAATGCCGTACTTTGCGACCAAAGAACTGTCTTCTATGTAGTCCTTGCCGCCATTCACAGTGCCGATGGTCAACCGCTTTTCGCTGTCTGTAAGCTTTGCGCCGAGAGGGTAAAGACGTGTTATGACCGCCGTTTCATCGACTTCTCGTGATATGGTTTTAAGGTTGACCGCAAGCTCTATGGTGGTGTCTGTGCCGTGTCCGATATGTTCCAGATAGTCTATATACACCTTTCCGTCTTTATCACGAAGCTGTATCTCACCACCGAATTTTCCTATAAGCTTGTCGGCAATGACGTCCATTGTCTTGTCCCAATTTGCAGTATATGTGTAATTGTTGCTTGCCGTAACAGTGACCTGTCCCAGCTCTATACGCTTATCTGCACCCACCTGTGCATTGTGTTTGGAGAGGAACGAAGAAAGCACTGTTGATATACCTACCATTTTGTATTCAATATATGGCTGAACGCTGTCATATAGCCAGCCTAAACGTCCCTCGCAGGTGACTTTGCGGCATATCAGACCTCTCTCGTCCATGCTATCAGGGCACTTCAAGACCCTGCCTATAAAAATATCCTTGTCAGTGCTTTCATCATAGACCTTGACAGCCGTTGTCAGCGGTTTCAAGAGGTCATACCCTGCATTGTTCGGATATATGGTAAAACTGAAACTATCCACAGCGTTGATAGACTTTGCAACCTTGCCGCCTGATATGCGGTCTGTGCCGTCGCTGTGTATGATAGTGTTTTCAGCTCCGTTTGTTATCGTTACTATGAACATCAGAGTGCCTCCTCATAAAGTTTGAGCGTGAGTGTACCGAAACCATAAGCCGCAAGAGTATTCACACCAGGCTGTAAAGTCAGCTCGTCAAGGTCGAATTCTTTCTCCGTGTTGCGGTATACACTTGCACCTATCTCTTTGTCGTTGAGCGCAAAATAGGTGAAGCCCACACTCTTTGCATCATCCTCTGAGCGCTTATAAGAAAGGCGTGGGCGTATGGGTCTATCAGCATATGAATAGACTTTCAGGGTCGCAGGAGGTGCGTATCGTGTCTGCTTGACCGCTGTCAGCGATATATCCGTCAAATTCAGATAATCGGTCTCAAAGTTGAAGTCGTCAAATCCGATGTCTGAGTAATCATCAGAACGTAGGAAAGGATACGTTTTGAAGTTCACTGTCAGATCAGCGGTGCGCCGTGAAGTGAACTCAAATGCGGAGGTATCAAACACAGCCGTTGCCCCCACAAAGTGATAGTCCGTCAGAAAGCTTATCCTCAACTCGTCCTTTGCTCCACTGAGCCAACGGACAACATCACATTTTCTGTGATAAAGTTCGTTTTCATCTTTTGCAGAAAGGCTGAATTTTATCGTGATATCACGCTGTTTGTACGTCCTTTCGCCTGCCATTTTGGAAAAGTCATAAAAGCCGTTCATAAATGGCAAGGTGGCTTCTATCCTGTTTTCCTCCGGCTGAGATATCTGAACGCCGTCCTTTTGGATAACCAAATAGAAATCGGTGGACTTCTTACCACCAAATTCTATATATTCACTAGACACTTGCAAGCCTCCTTTCGTTGCTTGTGACCCTCTCACCTAGCTTTCCGTCCACCTTTGACGTGAGCTTATCACCGTCAAGATAAATGTTCCCTTGCTGTGCAAGCTGTGGGAAGTAGGTCTCTAAGAGGGCGATGATCTTGTTCATGGTATCATTACCGCCGTTATTCACGCTCTTTTCGGGGAGTGCCAAAAAGCTTGGCGGTATGATATCCGTATCCATAAGCGGTTGCAGTGACCTGTTGAACTGCATTGTGATAGTGTCCTCGTTGTCTGCTATGCCCTTTGCGAAAAGGTCCATCATATCAGGTGCAAAAGTGTGGAAATTTGAAAGAGGACCCTTGTCAGGTTCAGAAAAGCCAAGAAAGTCTTTAACGCTTGAAGCTACGTCACATACAGTGTCTTTAAGGCTCTGCCACTTCTCCTTTATGCCGTCTATAAACGCCTGTATCATATCTGAACCCCACTCCTTAAAATCGTTCCACTTGCGTGAAAACCAGTCTGTAAGGTCAAGCAGTTTGTCTGATAAAGCGTCTGAAACAGGTGCAAAAAAGTCCACCATACCTTGTGCAATTCCCTTGACAATTTCAACAGCTATAAGTATGCCGCTGGCAAGAATATCAGGAAGATTTTTTACTATCTCTTTGGTTAGGGTAAATACTATTTTAAATGCTGCTTCTGTAAGCTTTTTAGCTGTATCACTATCAGAAAGTGACATTGCTAATGTATCAATGATTTTGACAGCGCCGTCAACAATAAGATTAATATTGTTGGCTAATGTTTCTGCTATTGTTACGATTATCTGTGTAGCACATTCGATTATCGCAGGTAAGCTGTCAAGTATAGCCTGCAATATCAATGGCATTTGCTGCTTTATCGCTTCTGTAAGGTCTGGTAAAATAGTTGGCAAAGCCTGTGCAATAGTGGTTATGATAGTTGCCAACGCCTGCACAAGAGGACCTGTGTTCTGGATAAGCGCCGTTGCAATAGTTGTAACGGCTGTTATGACCGCCTGTGTTATCGTGTCGATGTTATCAGAAATACCTTTTACAAGTGCCTGAAATATCTGCGCGCCTGCTTCTATAAGCTGTGGGAGCAGGTCGCTCACAAGCTGAGGAAGCTCGGCTGCTATGTCAGGAGCCAATTCACTTATGAGCGTTGTGACCCCTGAAAGAGCCTGCTTTATGACAGGCATAATGTTCTTTGCAAAGGTCTTTACTGTGTTTACCATTTCCTTGATGAGATTTTTCAGGTCAGCGTTTTTGTCGCCCATTCCTGCCATAAGGTTTGCCCACGCTGCTTTCACAGAACCAAGAGAACCGGAAACTGTTGTTGCCGCTTCTTTGGAAGTTGTACCGGTGATGTCAAGGTCGGTCTGTACCTTATGGATAGCCTCTATCATTTTGTCAAATGACACGCTGTTGACGGTCTTTTCATCGACCTTTATCGAATCCCCGAGCACGCCTGAATCGTTGATTAGCCTTGCCATTTCCGCCTGTGTACCGCCATAGCCCAATTTTAAGTTATCGAGCATGGTATAGTTCTGCTTTGCAAAGCCCTGATATGCGTTTTGAACAGATGATATGTCAGTACCCATTTTATTGGCATTGTCCGACATATCCACCATTGCTTCATTGGCTATCTCAGCAGCCTGTGCAGTATCACCACCCAAGCCTTGCAGAAGTGAAGCAGAAAAGCTTGTGACGTTCTGCATATAGTCATTAGCGGAGATTCCTGCGGTCTTGTATGCCTCACTGGCGTACTTTACGATAGTATCAGCGTTGTCCTTGAAAAGTGTTTCAACGCCGCCTATGTTCTGCTCATAGTCCGCATATGCGCTCGCAGAGCTTTTGACTATAGCACCTATGCCTGCGCTTGCTGCCGATATAGTTGCTATACCAGCTTTTGCGGCAAGTGCAAAGCCCTTTTTGATAGTGCTTCCAAAACCTGAAACGACCTTGCCGCCAAGAGAACTTCCAAACTTGTGACCATCGGGCATACTATCCCCGAACGCTCTTCTCAGCTCTGACGCAAGCCCTTGCATAGACGGAACTATCTGCACATATGCTTTGCCCAGCTGTGTGCCGTTTTCTTCTGCCATGTTAGTCCTCCTTTCCTAAGATTTTTCTTCTCGCTTTCTCATAATCCTCGCCGCTTCGGAACGCTGTTATCTCACTGTCGCTGTCATTCTTGCCTATAAGCTTTTCAGCTATTGACTGCGGCCTGTTCACACCTCTTTGACCGTCCTTTGTCTGCGACCAACATATCCATTGCAGGCGGTCAAATATCAGCGCAAGCAGTATTTCAGAAAACGAGCCGCCAACACCATTGAGCTTGCGCTTGACCCGTGATGAACTGTCAAGACCACAAAGAAAAGTCGCCACCTTTCGTGCAGGCAGCGACTTGTAGTCGTATATGTGATAATACTGTGCCATATCGCAATCAAACTCATCAGGATAGCGCTCCATGACAGCGGCAAGGACTAGGAGTTTTTTGTCTTAGGTGTCTGGAAGATCTCCACGATCAACTTTGTTATCTCTTTAGCCGATACATAGCCGCACTTTTCTCTTATCTTTGCAAAAGCTTTTTCTTTCTTGCTTCCCAAAGCGGCGTCAACTACCTTGACATATGCAAGAGGGTCGCCCTGTTCACACTTACCGACAGCTTCGATAAACTCATAGTCGTCAAGGGTCTTCTCCTCTATTTCAAACTCAAAACCGCTTTCTGTCTTACCTGTCAGCATAGGTTATTCCCCCTTTTTCATGTACTCATAGTGCGTGTTGCCGTTCTCATCAGGTGTGGCTGTGATAGTCAGCTCATAGCCGATAGGCTCATTGTCTTTGTAGGTGATGTCAGATATCTCCGTCACCTTGCCGAACGGAACGACCACTCTTTTCAGTACGTTATTTTTCAGTATCATATCGAACACGAACGCCTGATCTTCATGCTCGGCACTGTTTACCTTGATAGTCAGGCCAGTGTCAAGGTCGCCCGAAACATTGCTGCCATTGTAGACAGTTTTCAGCACATCTGTATTGGTACATTCTATCAATTTGACCTTGAAAGTGTCCGTCTTTTCTGTCTGTGGTGTGTCTACGATATCTCCGCCCCAGGCTTTGATGTTTTCAGTAGAAATGCCAGAACTGTTTGTTACACCGTCCTCTGAACAGTAGCCCAAACTTTTGAACGCTGCGTCAAGCACTGTTGTTGCATCTGTTGGCAGTGTAGATCCTGTGACCGCTGTGAAAACCGCTCCGCCTACCTTTGGCTTGCCTGTTGATACGTTATCTTTGTTGTTTGCCATAGTATTATCACTCCTCGTCGTAGTAGGTTACATCGAATACCGCCTGATAGCGATATCGCTTTGTTTCCGTATCTGTATAGTTGTAGTCTGACGTGCACGCACAGCGGCATATATCGCCCTGTGACACGCTTTCAGACATCGCCTTTTTAACTTTTGCGTTAAGCTCTGCCGCCCCGTATAGGCTCGCTGAGTAGCTCTGAACGGCTATGGTGGCAGAGGTGATAAAATCATTCTCTGCCGAGCCTAGCTTGTCGATAAGCACATACTCTTTTGGTGGGTTTTTAGGTTCTTCAAGATAAACTGAAACGTCAAGCTTTGCCCCCAGCCAGTCAAGAATTTTTTTCTCTATCACTTGCCAAGCACCGCCTTTAAAATTGTGTTATCTCTAAGATTAGCACGCTGAGCCTTCTTTGTCTTAGCCTTGACGATAGCGACCTTACGGCGCATTTTCGGGTATCTTGTCCATGTGATAGTATACGCTTTATGCCCCGTGCCAAGACGTTGAACGGCTCTGTCAGCATATCCCTTGACCATGTTTTCAACAGATGCAGAGCAGAGAAACGCCGCAACTGCGTTGTGGTCAAGCTCTATCTTAACTTTACTCATAGCGTTCCACCTTTACTTTCTTGTTCCATTGTAAAGGGATATTATCATCAATGCCCTGCGTAGGGATACCAACAGTTTTGAACGTCATTCCCCAGAACTCGACTTCTGTGTCTTCCCAAACGTGTGTATCTCCCTTTGGTATAGCGAGCACATAAGCTATGCGTTTGCCCGATAGGTTAAGCTCGTTTACAACGTCCTCTGCGGAAGGCTCGCCCACAAGCACGTTTTCGACAACTTCCTGAGATACCTCATATGTAGGTCTGTTGAAGCCGTCAATGCCTTTCTGCGTTCTTACAGAAAGCTTAACAGGTATGCCTTTGATGCTTAGTCTCATACGTCATATACCTCCATAGCTCCGTATCTCTGCCGCATAACGCCCAGTTCTTTCAGCTCGTTTCTGAGGAAATACAGCTGCTGTCCTGCATTGAGATATGTCATTGATACTGAGTAGCCCATAGCCGATTGTGAAGCCTGCGAAGTCGCAGGAGAGCTGTCCGCAATGGTGTCTACAGCTCTCAGCGTGGCACGAACTATGATATCTTTTGCCACAAGTTCTACGTCAGGTTCATCGGCTATCATAATGTCAAGATCTTTGCCATATTTCTTGCAGGCAGTTGAAAGCTTTGCGCAGGCGACAGGCAGCAGAGCCGCCGCCTTTTCCCGCTCTTCAGTCGTGAGCTTTCGGCCGAGCCTTATAACGTCCTCGATAGTTGCGTACTCTGCCGCCATTTATGCTGCCCCCTTACTTAGCTGCTGACTGAATGACAGCGAATGCAGACTTGTCAAGAATGCCCCAACCGAGATATGTCTCCGCTCTGATGTATACCTGATTGTATCCCTGGAGATCCTGTCCGCTGTTGTCAGGGTCACCATACTCGATGACTTTAAGCGGAATTTTCTTTGAGTAGCCCCACTTGAACGCCGTTTCAAAGTCGCCAACGATCGCAAGATCTTTGCTGGAGTTGAATGAAACTGTATTGTTTGTCACGGTCTGAATGCCGTTCATAGAAGTCGGTGCATTGCCCCAAGCAAGGTCAGGATAAATCTTTCTGCCGCTTGTATCCACCATTTTCGCAAGGTCAGCTCTAAACGGCGGAGCCATTGTAAGACCTGAAATATCATACTCGTTGTCCTGCACTGCAGCGATAGCCTCCTCGATAAGAGCGTCAGGAGTCTTTGGTGACGTGCTGTCCTGCTTTATCACAGTTACGCCGTTGTCAAAATGGTTCGTGCCGATAAGCGCCGAAGCTGTCTTTGCTCTCGGATTAACTCCGTGAAAAGCCATGATGTCAAGACCTCTTGCAACCTTCTTCGCAAAGCCGTCTGAGAAGTTTCTGAGGATATTGATCTGCTCCTCATCGCTGGCGTAAAGAAACTCGTCTGAAATTCTTGCGCCGTATTCTACCTTGAGAGGGATTATCTTCACAGGTTCAAGGGCAGCGCTACCTCTTGTCTTTTTGCCGTTCTCAGCCACAAGGTCTACCTCATCGTCCATAGTGAAGATGAACTCCTTCTGACCGTTGAAGGGGATAGGTGTCTGAGCGCAAAGCGTGGCAAGGGATGACTTGCCCTTTACCTTGTTGAAAAGCTCCTTAACGAGTACCGGGTCGAAAAGTGTGCCCTTTGAAATTACGTCTGCCATAAAATTACTTCCTTTCTGTATTTGGTTTTAGTTTTTCAGACCTGCAAGCAGGCTCTTATATGCCGCATTCTTGTCGTCTGCGTGATTGTGTTCTGTGTGACCAAGAGGAGCTGTCTGCTTTTTGCCGATAAACTTTGCAAATGTTTCAGCGTCCTTCTTGATAGCTTCTTCTGTGTCTCCCGAAAGCTTGTTCGCAAGCTCATAAGGAATACCGTTTTCGTGGGCAATTCTCATTTTTACCGAGCTGGTCTCGTATGCCTTGTTCTTAGCCGTGAGGTCTGCGATAGCTGTATCCTTTTCCGCAAGCTTGCCTGTAAGGTCGGTGATCTTGCCGTTAAGGTCGGCTGTCTTTGTCTTGAAGTCGTCAGGGGAAATGTAACCCTCAAACTGTTTCTTGACTGTGTCCGTGTTGCGGTCGAGCCTTGCCTTTATCGCATTGTCGAAGGCTTCCTGTGTTGTTATAGCTTCAAATTCTGCCATAGTGTTTCCTTTCCCCGCTTTACCCTGCGGTGTAGGTGATATACAACAAGCTGTTACCAGCTTATTTTCTGTACTTTCTTTTTATCTGATGAATTTGCACACGCCCAGTGAGCAAGCACCACCGCCTCAAGCAGTGATATGTCAGCACCCTCAAGAATTGAGGTATAGCCAAAACCTCCGCCTGAGCTTATAGCTCTGTGCTCACAGTTTGCAATGACTTGTTCAAGGGACGGCTGATCTGCGTGAGAAATATTCTGTGCGAATACTCCTCGTTCAAAACCTGCTGACGAAGTGATCACATCAGCGACTTTCGGCAGGATAGGCTTGCGCTTGATACCTGCGTTCTTCATATCTGCCGCAAGCAAAGACTGTCCGTTTGCGCCGTCAATGACAGTTTCACGCATATGCGGATTGCGCAGATATGCGATTATCCAGCCGTTCCCCTCTCTTACAGGGCGGCAGTCGATAGCCTCGACAAATATCTTGCCGTCGGTTGTTTTTGCAGCGACAGCCAAAGATACGTTATCCGTGACCTTTGCATACTTAATGCCGAAAAACAGTTCTCTGCTGATATTGGGCTTGCCAGTGATACAAAGTGCCTGCCACTCGCCCTTGCTTATAGCCGACTTTTGGTTGTAGGTCAGCCACAAACCTAAACGCTGAATGTTATCGTCAACCTGATCGTCTTTCGGGTCGCCAAGCTCAGAGCGTATCTTACGTTCAGTGAGGATAGTGCCTAAAGACGGGTTAGTGGCATACCACAGCTCAGGATCATGTGCATTTGTGAGCTTTGGCACGGACCATTCAGCCCAGCCGTCGTCACCGCCTTTGCCCGATATCGTCTTCTGTCGGTATTTTGTGAAAACTGTGCCGGCAGACACCATTGTTGGAGGTGTTCCACACATCAACGTCTGAGGATTTTGGCTGTCTGTAACGACATATTTTAGGGCTGTTTCTTGGTCGGTGGTGTATTCCTGCGCTTCGTCAATGATGAGCAGGTCATAACCCTCACCAAGTCCACCCTTTGATGAACGTGTGCGGAAATTAATAATTCCATCACCCTTGAGCCACTTGATGCACTCAAGACCAAACTGCTTTGCGGTCTTGAAGTCCTCTTTTTCAAGAAAACCCATTTTTGTGATACGGTCGATTATCTTCTCCCATGCCGAATGTGATGTTGTAGTTCGGTGGGCGGTGTAAAGAACACGCTCGCCATTTTGCAGACCATAGATTGCACGCATGATAAGCAGCTCTGACTTGCCGTTACGTCTTGGTATCGACCAGCCGAACTTCATGTGTTTCCACAATCCCTCATCGTCCACCGCCATGATGTCATAAAGCATTAGCTCCTGCCATTCCTGTGCGGTGCGCCCCGATTTGTTGTACATTGTGATAGCCTCATCGCCTTTGGTCTGCTCATATGGCAACACTACCGATATGGTGGGGGTCTGCCTGCCGACTCTCTTATCCTCAATAGGGAATTACCTCCTTTGGATATGAAAAAAAGCACCCGTTAAGGTGCTTGGTTTGATATTTACTTTGTCGATTTGACCTTTTCAGCATTGGATAAAACTATACTCAATGACCTTTCACAGCGTATCAGTGCCGCAACATAATCAGCATTATCCTTTATCTTCTGAATGTCAGTTCTGATGTTCTCAATATCACTCTTAGCTCTCCGCAGCTGCCATATTGTATCCCGGTCAAGTGCCATAATATCCGTCCTTTCTGATTTTGGGTATAAAAATACCGCCTCGCCGTAGCGGAGCGGTCAAGCATTATTGTTTTTAAAATCTTCTTTAGAAATTTTTAATTCGCAAGTACACCTATCTTTGGCTATTTCTAACGGTATGCCTTCCATATATGCAGAGCAATAATTTTTTTCTTCGTCATTTTCGTGTCCGACTATTATCACATCATCACCACTTTGACGAAGTGCTTCCATTTCAGCATCATAAAAAATGCATTTTTTACATTGTTTCATTTTGTCAATGCCTCCTTTAACATTTGCTCAATATAATCAGGAAATTCTTCTCCGTGGTAATGCGCACAAAAACATTCTGCAAAAAACTCGTGACTGTTCGTGCTTGCATACTGCGAAATGTTATAAATATCGCCTGTCTGCTTTGCCTTGCGAAAAGCATCATCAACCATGCTTTTTATTTTCACACTTCTTGGATCACCATAATTTTTACAATACAGACCTCTGTTTATTTGTCCGAAATATTGATCTGCAATAATGTGCCCATATTCATGTGCTACTGTTGCTTTTACCGCATTTGTGCCACTGAATGTGCTTGACATACTCCATCGAGTATATTTCATGCCTTCTTCCATTTGAGCAAGTTTTCTCTTTAATCCTCTTACCTGTGCAGCACTATATTTGCCACTGCTTATTGCTGCTTGATATTCAGGAATAAGCTTGGCAATTTGCTCATTCCTTGTTTTCCAATCGGTAACCATTGCTGGTGGTTCGTTAAGATATTTAGTGCTTATATCCAAGCCTCCACCATTTGCTTGAGCGTTTGCTTTTTTTAGTGTTGACGAACAATTTATATCTTGTAACTTATCAACGGGGTATTTTGCAGTTAAGTCAGTTAATGTTTCATTCACCGTATTAAGTGAATTGAGATTTTTGACATTTTTCACGTTAACTTTGTCGGCAAATTTTAGTGTATATTCCTTGGCATTTTCAATGGTATCAGCAGGAATGAATTTAGCCATACTGCTATTTTCCTTCATTATACCACTTATGCCACGTTTGTCAAGCCTCGCAGGCTGTCTTGAACCGGCTTTCTTCATCTGCTCAAGCTCTTCATCTGAGATGTTCCACTTGGTCTTGCTCCACACGTTTTGTGCCTTTCTGCCGTTGAGGTATGTAACAGTACAGCCGCAGTTATCATGCCTGCGGTAAACGTCTTTTGGAACATCTTCGGGATAGTGATATTTGCCTGCAAGCTTTGAACACCACTTACAGCAGCCGCCGTGATCGTTGCGAATGATATAGCAGTCCAGTCCTGCATCAGAACGAAGCTTCACGTTTTTTTGAACATAATCGGTGTAAAAACTCTCGGTGATGTTCTGCGCCGGAGCTGTCATTCGCCGTATCATCACTTCTTCTGCAATATCCGGTACAGAAGCCGCATTGACTACCGCCTGCACACGCTCGGTAGGGAAGGCAGCCTGCTGAGGTGTGATGTTTATGCCCGCTGTTTTGTCAAGTGCCTTTTGGCATTCTGCGGCAGCGGAGTTTATAACATCGTAGTTGTCCTTGAGTACGCCCGTGAGTATGGTATCGGCAATGTTGTAGTACATCTTGCCATCAGGCAAAGCGCTTGCATTCACATATGCTCCGATAGCTTGCGAAGCACGAAGGCCGAGCCTTTTTGAAAGCAGGGCGACTTCTTCCATTTCCGCAGTACCACCATCTATTTTCTTCAAAAACGATTGAATGTACTTGTCAGCTCTGCACCTGCTTTGAAACTCAGCACGGATTTTTTTAAGCAATTCTGCGCCGATATCAGCCATTGTTTTCGCCCTCTATGCCTGTGAGCTGACGGATGCCCTTTGCACCCAGATAGTCAGGAACAGCCTGATTTATCTTCAAGATAGCATCGCCCACACCCGAGAGTGCGGCAGAGTCAGGTTCAAAAATAGGAAGCCACTGCGGTTTGATGTCACTGAAAGCATAGCGCATATAGGTCGTGTTATCACGAACGCAGGCGGCAAGATACGCCACGTTTAGAAAACCACTACCGAACGTCCTCTGCGCCTTGCGTGCGGTAAGTCTAAGATTTTCGTGTGCCGCTCTGATCGCTTCACAGCTGGCAGGGTTGGACGTTGCGAAGCCCAAGTCATCAAGGGTCAGCCCTGTTTCTCCGGCAAAAAGAGAAGCTATAGATTTAAGCTGTTCAGAGTATGGTGACATGGACTGCTGCTGAAACTGTCCGACAGTAGGATTGCCACCATCATCATCTTTGGTGATAGTCAGCAGTGAGGACATTGTTGCACCCCATTTGTCCATTTTCTCTATTTTCTCGGCATCATCCGAAAGACCGAGTATATATTTTTGTGGGAAGCTGTAAAACTCGGCTGATACTTCCGACCGCCTGAGCGTTCTCATAGCTTCCTGCACAAGCTCCATACACGCCCTTGATATCCTGCTGTGACCGAAAGGACGAACAGCGTCAGGACGGTATATGATAGGCACAAGCAGGGGATAAGGCGCAGGATTGTCATAAATCTCAACATCATAGCCTCTGCGATATATCTCTGTCTGTTCGGCGGTGAAGTAGGCTTCAATGGTGGGGTTGAAATTGTTATCCCTATCAAGCACTGCATAGCCCTCTCGGAGCATATTCGTGATAGGGTCGATAATGCCAGTAGCGTTACTGCCATCAATGACCTGCAAGCGTGGATAGCCTGTTTCATCAGCCGAAATATACACAAAGCAGCAGGAGGACACCAACGCTGAGAGAATAGCAGAATCAAAGAACACGTCACGATTATTGTTGTCAAATATCTCGTTTACGTAGAAAGTGTTGTCTTCGAAACTGTCAAATACTATTCTGTCCGCAAGGGTATCAACAGCCTTTGCACACCAGCCTAGCACAGGACGCATCCAGTTATAGCTTGGTGGTATCATTTTGCCCATGTCAGTAAGGCCGTTCTTCATGTGATAGTAGTCATAGCGCACATTGACCCTCGAAGCCTTTGAGGAGAGCTTCTTTTTCAAATATGCCATGCCTTTGTATTCGCTCATCTTGTATATCCTTTCCAGTTATTTCAATCCTGCGAGAAATATAAGCAGTGCGGCGGTGAAGGTCTTTTTTGACCTCAAAAGGGGGCATACCCCCCATATTGTCAATAATTTGTTAAAAATTCTTCCAATCGTAGCATTGTGGTAAAATTCGGTTGGAAATCAGGTCGAGAGACTGGTCAAACACCTGTTTTTCCACCAATTTGTCAGATTTCTGGCGATTACAACACCAATGTGCCAACTGCAAGTTTGAAATGTCCGAAGGGTGACCGCCTTTTGCAATGGGTATGATATGATCTATGCAAGCTGACAGTGGGTGCGGATATTTCAGTGAAAAATCAACAGGTTTCCCACAGATACCGCAAACTGTTTGGGTAGCGTAGATTTTCTTCTTGTTGATACGGAACTGCTGTTGATGTGAACCGCTTCGGTCTGGTCTTGGTATAGGCATAAGGTCACCTTCTCAACGCAAAAGCGGCCGCAAAATGCAGCCGCCCTTGTGAAATATTATAAGGAGTTTTTGTAAATGGTGGAGCAGATCTGAGCGCTGGCACGCTCTCGACCTGCATAAGCCCCTTACGGGGCTTAGAAAATTGGAGGTGACTTCATGAAAGTACAAGTCTGAGGTACATCTACACTTTCCTCAGTTTAAATTATAACATAGGTAAAACGAACAGAGCGAACAAGTTTAAGCATTTTGCAAAAATCTTTTGACCGCCATTCTACAGCCGTCCGCCGTGCCTCCGACCTTGTGTCCTATCTGTATCCAAGTCAATCCTTTTACAAACCTGAGTACAAATATCTTCCTCATTTGTCTATCCTCTATCCCCTTGATGAACTCCTCCACAGTCCTCTGCTCACGCTCTAGCCGTGCCTGTTCGCACAGCAGTGAAAGTGTATCACCACTCGGCAGAAAGCCGTCTATGCGTGTGCTGTGTGGTGTATAGGACGGCGGAGTGCATACGCTGATACTGTCGGCAACGTACTTGCCCGAAAGCTCCGCCTTGATGTCCTCAATGGCTGAGGCGTTCCTGCGGTAGGCTTTCAGGCGTGACATGGTCATAGGGTCGTTTCTTTCCATAGGATCTCTCCTCTCTTATTCCCAGCACAACATACCCGTTCTTTATTCCCCAGCCGTTGAGGATATATGTTATCTTGTATGTATGTCCTGATATCTCATGTTTTGCGTGTTCTCTTACTGTGCCGTCTGAGCTACGATAAGACGTTCCGTCAGTCGGTATAAATCTTATCAGATCTCCTGTCTGAAAACCCCTGTCATTCTTTCTGACCTCAAAAGTTTTCTCACCGCTCAGAACAGCGTCACAAAATTCTATGCTAAGTTTCAGATTATGTGTTTTCACTTTATCCCTCCTCAAATCTCGGACACTCCGTCACAGTATACGAATGTATCATACCGCCCTTTTGAGCCTCGTACAATCTGTGCTGGCACGTCCTCCAACCCTCAACAGGTCTGCGGTCTATGGACCATGCACAGCCTGTGAGGTATTCTCCTGTTATCTTATCCTTTGTCGGTACTGCGTGGCGGCAGCGCCAACAGAGGGTGTGGTCAGTGTGTTTCATTCTCACACCTCAACTCTTCCAGCCTACAATACACCAACGTATTACCACAAGTCTTGTCAGCGATCTCCGCCTGATAGAAGAACTGACCTGTCTTACTGCTCTTGCGGATAATGCACCCTGTCAATTCGTAGCAGTCAGAGCCGTTGTAGCTCACCCTGCGTCCGAGACTTTTCTTTACTTCGTGTATCGTCATAGCTCCTCTATCCTCACATAAATGCCAGGTATGTCCGCCCAGAACTTTTCGCATATCTCGCTCGCCACAAGCTGGTCGTCTGTCCAGAAGTCAAGCTTTGTCATACAGTCCTTGAACATCTTCTGCAAGTTGTCCGTGTCAGGCTTGCTGGTCTTGTACTCTCCGTCTTTGTGTTTGCCGTCATTTGGAAACAGCCACTTTGTTATCAGCCTTATCCCACAGATGTATTTTTCAGGCGGTCTGTGCCTTGCAAGGTTTGCCGTGAGCTTTTCTTTTGCCGCCTTGACATCGGGTGGGTCATAAAATATCGGCTTGCCATTTCTCACAGTCACCTTGTGTTCCTGCGCCGTAGCCGTTGGCGGTATCATCGCCATAAAAAATTCAGTCATTGTTATCTGCTCCTCTCGTGCGGTCGGTGTGCTAGCCGCCTTATTATTTCAGAATAGATTTTCGGGCGGCTTATGCCCGAAAATATATATTATGTAATAATATACTTTTTCTTCCCTCGGGAAAAAGTCGGTATTTTGTCGATATTTTCTTCCTAAGGGAAAACACCGATATTTTCCTTACACTTACTCGATTTTTTCCTTTCCGTTTCAAAGTAAATTTTCTCGACTTTTTCCTTTCTTTCCCTCACTTCTTTAAGCCGCATTCGCCGCCATCTATCCAGAAACCACCATGCTCTTTGAGGTATGAACGCACTGTCTTTTCACCCTTTCCTATGTACTCCGCCAGCTCAGAAATGCGGCACTTGCCGTTCTCCTGCACACCGCTGAAAGCTGTTTCAATGCTCTCCTTGCGTTCCTTGCTGCGGTCTTCATTGGTCTTTTTCTTGCTGAAATTCTTTTTCCAATTCGGTGCGATGTCCTCTACTTCGCAGTCTTTAAGCACGCCCACGGTATCCTCTCTGTGAACAGGATAATCAAACCACATATTGAGGGGAGCAAACTTCGGGAACTCTCTTAGAGTACCCTCTATACGCCATGCCGTGCGGTTTCTTACTGCAAGCTTAGCCTTGTCTATATCGGCCATCATAAGCTTGTATGAGTTCGGGTGCAGGTGCTTGTGCGTTATCTCAAGCATTTTTGACGGCGTAACAAGATCGTCCTGTGAACAAAGGTCATCAGTATTTCTGTAAAATCTCCTCATCCAGTTCTCACAGATACGGCAAACAGTTTCGTCCTCCTGCTGCTTGTAAAGGCTGTCTGAAATGTCAAGCTCTGAAAGGTCAAGAAGTGCGTCAGGGTCACGGGCGAATACTCCTGAACCGCTGGCTCTGTCCATTGAACGCTTACCGCCCTGCGCTCCCTTTGAGTGGTGGTGACAGTATATGACCGCACAGCCAAGCTCTGTGCATACCTTGTCAAACTGGTTGCAAAAGTGTGCCATTTGGTCTGCTGAGTTCTCATCGCCTGTTATGACCTTGTAGATAGGGTCTATTATCACGGCAATGTAATTCTTCTTGCTTGCTCGGCGTATAAGCTTTGGTGCAAGCTTGTCCATTGGTACGCTGTGACCTCGCAAGTTCCATATGTCTATGCTGTTGAGGTTATCAGGCTCTAGGTGCATTGCGGTGTACACGTCCTTGAAACGATGCAGACAAGATGCTCTGTCAAGCTCCAGGTTGACGTATAGTATCTTTCCTTTGGTGCATTGCCAGCCAAACCACTTTACCCCCTCAGCTATCGCCACGCACATTTCGATAAGTGCATAAGACTTGCCTGCCTTTGACGGGCCTGCAATGAGCATTTTGTGACCCTGTCTGAGAACACCGTCAATAAGTGGCGGAGCAAGCTCAGGCAGGTTATCCCACTCAGCACTCAGGCTCTCAGGGTCGGGGAGATCATCATTGATACTTTCTATGTAATCTTTCCATTCCAAAAAGCTTTCTTTGCCTATGTTCTTGTCAATGATGAACTGTTTCTTGCCGTTTCTCATTACACCCGGCATACGGCTAAGACGTGAGGGATTGCGGTTTTGTTTATCTATGTCAAGGCCACTTTCCTTGCAGACCTTGTAAAGAAAATCAACACGCCTGCGGTATTCATCATAGTTGGGAGCGTCTATCTTGACGATAGCGTGAACGCTCTTTCCACCGCTGTATACAAGCACAGCGATAGGAAGTTCAAGCTCTCTCATCACGGCATTCTGCTGTTCTATAGGCATACTGTCGCTTTCAACAAGAGCATAGCGGTAGTCTGTTACATTCTCGTTCTTTACGCCCTTGCCGTCAAGAGGATTGAAGCGTATCCACGCTCCGGCTTCTTCCTTGTAGTCGCCAAACACCGCACCAATGTCGCCGTTACATTCGCCAAGCCTCTTGATAAGTTCCCCTGCCGTCCTGTCACAGCAGCCCTTTGTTGGCAGATACTTGGTCTTGCCGTCCTTTTCTGTTTCCCACGTTTGCGTAACATAGCCCACGTTCTCTCCTGCTTCAAAGAGTGTTTCAAGATATGTGACTATCTCCTTGACAGGGTCCCATTGAGCAGGCTCGGTGATCGGTATGCCCTCACCGCCGTTTACAAGGGGGCTGCTTTCTTCTGCAACTATCTCGCCGTCCCAATCGTATGCCTTAAACTCATGGGGGCTGTATCCTCTTTCCTTTGCCATTTGCACGATAGTTCCTGCGGTCACGGGCTGAGCATTGCCGTTAAAGCCTTGCCACTTGTGTTCACACTCACCGCTGTGATAACGGCTGTCTGACCTCGACCAACTGTCCCAATCGTTCACGGAATAGCCCTCGTGCTTGAGAGCCATTCCCACGTTGACCCATTCCTGATAATCACAGCTTGCAGGGTCTATGTATTCAAGCATTTTAAGCAAATTTGTGTTATCCATTCACTTCTCCTTAGTTCTCAGGTGTGTATGTTTTCGGGTCGATATCTCTCGGCACTCTCCAACCATTGGCAGAGATACGGGCTATCATCCCACTTGCGCTGTCAAAGCTCCAAGAGCCAACGTGCTCAAAACCCTTGCTTTCAAGCAGCCTTATCTGCTTAGGTGTGGTAAGTCCTGCATTGCGGCGCTTTTCAAGGCGGTCAAGGATAAGCTTTGCCTTGCCTGCGTTGTCTATATCGTCAGGGAAAATGCCCAGCTTTTCAAGCTTTGCTTTCTGCTTGTCGGTAGCAGGAGCACACTCCCAGCCAAAGGCAGGAACATAAGAGGACAAGTCCTCAGCCTGTATTGACATTTCATACTGCAAAGGGTCAACGAGCTTTCGCTTGCGTGTTTTCATTTCTTTGAGCTGCTTTGCCAAAGACTCTTCACGCTGTGCCACAACGTCCTCGCTTGCCTGTTTTTCTGCCTCTTCGATATCCACTGCACAGCCTGCCTCATTGGCAAGGTTTTCGGTCATTTTCTCAGCGACCTCTTCATTCTGACAGATAAGGTGTGCAGGTCTGCAAAGCTCGTGGCGTTCTGTGTGCCATAGAAAGTCGAGCAGTAAAAGCTCTGTCTTTCCCTCGCAAAGTCTTGTGCCTCTGCCTACCATTTGACAGTAAAGCCCACGCACCTTTGTTGGTCTTAGTACGATAACGCAGTCAACTGACGGACAGTCCCAGCCCTCTGTGAGGAGCATTGAGTTGCACAGCACGTTGTATTCGCCCTTGTCGAAAGCTTCAAGTATCTCTGCTCTGTCTGTGCTTTCTCCGTTGACCTCAGCGGCGTTGAACCCTTTGCTGATAAGGATATCACGGAACTTCTGAGAGGTCTTGACAAGCGGCAGGAACACAACTGTCTTGCGTTCCTTACAGTATTTGAGCATTTCATCAGCTATCTGATAAAGATAAGGGTCAAGTGCCGTGTCGATATCACTTGCCTTGAAATCTCCTGCCTGCGTTGATACTCCTGAAAGGTCAAGTTTCAGCGGTATGGTGATAGCCTTGATAGGTGAAAGATAGCCCTCTTTGATAGCCTGCGGCAGGGTGTATTCATATGCAAGGCTGTCGAACACCGAGCCTAAGTTCTTCATATCGCCCCTGTCAGGTGTAGCTGTTACCCCGAGTACCTGAGCTTCAGGAAAATGGTCAAGCACTCTCTGATAGCCGTCTGAGATAGCGTGATGAGCCTCGTCAATGATAATGGTATCGAAGTAATTTTCCGAAAAGCCTTTGAGCCTTTTCTCACGCATAAGGGTCTGAACTGAGCCTACTACTACACGATACCAAGAGCCTAAACAGCTTTGCTCTGCTTTCTCGGTGGCACAGCCAAGCCCTGTTGACTTCATAAGCTTGTCCGCCGCCTGGTTGAGCAGCTCGCCCCTGTGGGCAAGGATAAGCACACGCTTACCCTGCCGCACACATTCTTCCGTAACAGCCGAGAAAAGTATTGTCTTTCCCGTTCCTGTGGGCAGAACTGCAAGGACTTTGTTTATTCCCTCAGACCATTGTTCAAGTATAGCAAGCTTAGCCTCGTTTTGATATGGTCTTAAATTCATCATCAGAACGCACCGGCTTTCCAGCCACCTGTCTGAGCAGGCTGACTATACTGTGGTGTCTGCGTCTGAGCAGGCTGAACGGTAGTCACATTCTCGTCATAGGCATAGAGTTTCTTTATCTTGTTGGACTGCCTGTCCTCACCGTCCTTGTTCTTGTAGTTGTCAACGTAGACGTGACACTTGCCCTTTTTGCCTGTGATAGCGTTCCAGTTCATTTTCAGCGGTTCACCGTGCTTTTTAAGTCCCAGTGCCAAGAAAAGTGCTGAGAGCTTCCACTCAAACTTGTTGCAGAGGAAGAAGTTCTCTGTTATCTCCACGCTGTCCTCTGCACCCCAAATGGTGAATGTGACCTTTGCCATATTGCAGGGCGGCACTTTTGCCGACCCCTCGTGTCTTGCACGTTCGTACTTTGCAACGGTGAAGTCATAGTCCCCCTCAGGGAGCGGGACAAAGTCCCCACCCTCGTTGACTATCTCATCTTCCCAGCCGTATTCCATAAAATTATCCATAGTGTTGTCCTCCTTTTAAAATGGTACTTTCTGATTTTCTCTGATAAGCGGCAGCATTTGCTCCCAAGCACCTATCAGACAGCCCTGTACGAAGTCGTCAGGATAGTTTGTGATAGGGGTATCATAAGGGAAATAGTTTCTCTGAGATACCACAAGACGTATATCCGATTCGCTTACGTTGTTGGCTCTCATAAGGTCCGCAAGTGCTTTCGGTATGCCCTCAGGGATAACGATAGGTGGTGCAACGTCTTCAAAGCCGCTGAGATCAGTAAGAGGCTCGTCCGACTTTTGTGTGGCAGTCTGTGCGGTCTGTGTAGGCTGTGCTGTCTGAACTGTCGGTGCAGGAACAGGCTTAGGCATTTCAGCAGGCTGTGTATACGCAAACAGATGAGCTATACCACTATACTCAAAAGGCATTTCGGGCGGAAGTCCGTCACGATTTTTGGCGTCCCAGCAAGGGTGATGAGTGGTGTACATAACACGGTCGCCGCCCTGAGCCTTAAACTTCTTGCCGTCCTTATCCACAGCTACTGCATATGTTTTGTAGTTTGCAAACAGCACCATATCTGCCCACTCTTTCACAAGAGGCGATATCTGAGAAGAAGTTTTCTTGCCGAGCTTTAACTCCCAACGGTCATAAGCCCCCAGCTCGTCAGGCTGTTCAAACTTTCTCATCTGAGCGTGAGCCGTAAGCACAACGTTGATACCGCTGTCAACTACCTCCTGCAAGAGATTAAGGAACTTGCCTATCTCCTCTTTTTCGTAAACATAGCCGTTGCCGTAGCCGAAATCTTCAATGCCTTTCTTCTGATGTGCCGAGCAGATCGTTTCAATGCAAAGCTGTTCAGCCCAATCAAATGTATCAATGACAAGGGTCTTGCAGAGCCTGCCGTTCATAGCTTCCTTTACCTCGTTTTTGAGCATTTCCCAGCTTGTTGGCTTAGGAAAACGTCTGATGTTCAGCTTCTTTGTACTGCCCTCAGTATCAATAAATACAGGGTCGGGGAACTGAGCCGCAAAAGTGGATTTGCCTATGCCCTCAGGACCATATATCACAACTTTCTGTGCGGAGCTTACAACTCCTGATGTTATCTCATACATTAAAATGCACCTGCTTTCCAAGTTTTCGTTTCTGATTTTTCGTCCTTATCATTGTCCATTGACCTGCCGTCCTCGATTATGATACTGCACTCGTCACCTGTAGAAACTCTTGTGGCTATCGCCTGCAAGCCCTGTGCTTCGAGCCACTTACCGAAGTCTTCAAGGGTGTCGGTATCCATTTGTTCAAGCTTGTCCAGCAGTACAAAACCGCAGTCAGGATTGAGCTTTCTCACGATAGAGGTAGCGACGATAAGCTGTTCTGCTCCGCTTATACTGTCCCACTTATGCCCGTTATACAGCAGCTCTCCGTCCTCAACTGAAAGCCCCTCAAGAGGCAGGTCGGCACTGCCCAGCAGGTCGGTTTTAGCCTGCCTTACGTCCTCTATCTGCTCAGTGAGATATGTATACTGTGAACGGTAGTCCTCAGCGTCTATCTCAGCTTTCTCCCTGTCGAGGTTTGCTCTTATCTTCTTGTTCAGCTCCTCGATATCTGAGATGTTCTTTTCAAGCTCCGCTGTGCTTTCGTCCACAAGGTCTTGTGCGTCAAGGCTTGCAAGCTTGAAGTTGTTCACTGCCGCTTCATAGCTTGCTTTTGCACGCTCATAGGCAGACTTAGCAAGCTCCAACTGCTTTTCGTAGTATTCTTTCTGATCACGCTTACGCTGATTTTCGCCGTTGCGAGCAAGTATATCCTGCTGCTGTCTGATAAGCTCCGAAGCCGAAACAGGCTCGGCAGGGACATTTGCATACACGGGCATTTCTTTAGCGAATTTAGACTTCTGGTCAGCTATCCTGCCGATAGCGGTACGCTGGTCATAGAGGGAGTGTTCCTTATGCTCAAGCTGATAGAGCGTATCACCCACACCGATTATTTTCAGCAGAGTTGAAGCTTTTTCCTTGCTTGACTGATTTATGAACTTAGGCAGGTCAAGTGCGAACTGCTCAACGAAGCTGTTCAAAAGCTGCTGACCGCCTTTTTTGCCTGTGCTGTCGGTGACTTTGAGAGAGCTGTTTTTACCCGAACGCTCCACCACGATACCATTGTCGAGAGTGATCTTCAAATGCGGTTCGACAACAGACCCCTCACGCTGAGGAGAGGACGGCTTATACTTGTCACCGCCAAGTGCCCAAGCGATAGCGTCAAGCACAGAGGTCTTGCCCTGCCTGTTCTTACCACCGATAACAGTAAGCCCATTCTTTGCAGGCTCAAGCTGTACGGCTTTTATCTTCTTTACGTTCTCAAATTCAAGTGAGTTTATTTTTACTGACATTTTAGTTCTCTCCTCTCATATTTTCAAGCTTATCCCTTGTGCTGCATATTTTTCCGTACACTTCTCCGATATCAAAGGCTCTACGCTCACATGCCGGCATTCCTTCGTAGATATCGAGTATATCTGTACAGGCTTTGTCTGCGGTATCATATGCTTGACAAATCTGCTCTTTTGTGCTACCATTAAATTGTATGTTATCGGTATCTTCTTTTGCAGATACCTCCGAGCTTGTGCCTGTTGCCGCAGGTGCAGGCTCATTTTTTGTGTTGTTCACTATGTATCGTGTGAAAGTTTCAATGCAACCCTCAATTTCCAAAGTTGCGAAAAATGGGCAGTTATCGCAGTCAGCATTTGTCGCACAATGTTTCGCCGCATTTATGATATCTTCGTTTGTAAATTCCTTATTCATCTTTATTCCTCCCTTATCGGCTGTACGCTCATATACTGCTTGCCGTCATAGTCCATCTTCTTCACAGGTTCAAGCCCCTTATCCCTCAGCGACCTTGTGGCATCGCCAAGCCCTCTGTCGAAATCCTCACGGGTCTTGTAAAATGCACATCTACGGCAGTAGTCCTTCGTTGGCGTTACTGTCAGTGCACCGCACTCGCCAGGATTGACATTTGAATGGAACACGCAAAGGCTTACCGCTCCACTGCCGTTGTCAAGGGGCTTGTCCCTCTTAAAGACCTCTCTCATCACTATCATCGCTTTCGTCCTCCTCGTTTTCAAAACGTTTCTCCCAGTGCCTATCCACCACGCTCAACACAAGATACATCACTACATCTATCCCTGCAAGCACGGCTATTGTTATCAGCAGTATCAACGCCATTTTACCACTTTCCTTTCATTTCAACTTCGATCTTGACTATGGATCTGCCTGCTTCTCTCACCGCACGCTTAATGCTCTCCTCTGCTTCCTCGTAGGCAGTTTCTTTTACGCTTACATACCACCTGTACGCTACATACATTGTAAGCACCACCAAGAGCGCTACCGCTGCGGCACATCTGATTATCTCTAACACGGCTATCATTTTCTCACGTCCTTTCCGTAAAGCGTGCGGAGTTTTTTAAGCCTTTTCTCGAAGTTGTCGATATCAATGCCCCACACCTCGTAGGCTATTTCGGTATTGACCGAGTGCGGCAGCCATGACTTCACACCACGCTTTGCCATTTCTTCCTTAACAGCTTTCTTGATCTTGATAGTCTGCGTTTCACCTGTGCTGAACAGTTCCTTGATATCCGCATTGGTTATTTCGGGCTTTTCATAGTACAGCCGCACTGCCATTTCAATGTCAGGTGACCTCATTTATCTCACCTCCTCGATTGTCAAAACATTCTCATGGGGACAAATAACACTTGCCTTTGTCAGAGCCTCGTACTGACTCTTTGCTGCTACTGTGAACACCCTTTTATAATGATACTGGTCTATCGTCGTTACCTTGTACAGTTTCATTGCTTTGTCACTCCTCATTGTGTTTTCTGTCATTTCTGCTTCCAGCGAACATATCCTGCAAACATTGCTAGTTATCATGAGAGACAACGGAACTGTGTTATCAAGCCCTATTAGCATACATATACCGAATGCAAGCGGACTTGCTAGACACAACGCAATACCGAGATAGTACGCTATCTTTTTCAAATTCAACGTTTGCCCTCCTCATATTGTGACCTTGTTACAATCAGCTCTCCGTCAAGAGTCCAATACTGAATGACCTCTCTACAGGGGTCATCTTCTGTTCCTGCACCTTTCAAGGCTCTTGTTACGATCACCTGCTCAACCCTAGCACTGTCACACCCTCTTGGAATAGCAGTAATTTTCTGTTCCACTTTCTCACACCTCAT